GACAGTGCAATAGATCATGCTTGCCTGGCTCAAGCAATCCATCATGGATCATGATGACAAGACGGCGTAGCATCAAATGAATATCGATCTTATTCTGACCACCGAACGCCCAGCCATTGAAGTGATTGTCTGGATAGATGTTTGGATCGCAATACTTCTTCATCTCCTCATACCACTTATCGCTTTGTGTATGATTCAGTCCCTGCATGACGTTTAAGAACTTGCAATTACCATTGCGGTTCTGTATGAAGTATTCATTGTTGATATGTGTAGCCTGCACTGCATCTTCGATAGTGCGTATACCATGCTTATCAAGCAAATGCTGATTACGAATAGTCTGTGATGGAACATCAAGACACATACCGTAATCCATGTATGTATCCATCCAGTTCAATACTAACTTACGTTGCTTCATAGCCTTAGGGCAGTTGGGATCTTTCCAGTCAGCAGGCCATTGACCCTTCATGATCTGGAAACCGCCACTGTCACCTAGCATGAATGTACCTTCTTCACGCTTGCGAATCACACTTTCTGCTGGATCATCGACAGTAGTATCAAGATTAGCGTGACCTGCTGAATAGAGGCCCCACTTATAAGTGTATAGACCTTTCTGACTATTCAAAAAGTTCAGACACTCAACATCGCCGTTGAACCCCTGCGGAATTCTAGTCTGGTCAAAGTAGTTTTGACCCTCACGTTGTTTGCCTAAACCAGTAATAAAAAAACTACTGACTGCGGGTAGAAACAATGCCCAATCTTTATTTTGCAGTTGACTCAGATTCATTTTGCACCAATTTTATAATTATATCTAACTTTTCTTTAGCGTCTTTGACGGCTGGATATTCTTTAATAAGTTTATCAAGCCTCTCATCCTCAGCCATCTTTTTCTTAGCCCACTCTAATACCTGATTAACCTGAGGATCAGATGCTAATTCTACTGAATTGTCGATCTTGTACCATGCACCGCTACCATTATCACATACCTCGAACTGCTTCAAGTTTCCGTTCCAGCGAACTTGACCTGATTGTGCTGGCAGTAGATATTGTTTATCTACTTGCCAGACGATAGGATTCTGATATGAATGTATCTTTATCATTTTGCCTGTGCTGGGAGAAGATAACGATATACCGCAAGACCGCTATCAACAGTGACTTCAGTTGCACCCTGATCGCTGATACGAACAGTCTTGTTGCCCGGAAGATCCATGATGCTCATGAATACTTTGACTGGCCACTGCCATGCCTTGTTGAGTGTGCCATTGACATCAGTTTGAAAGACAAAGTTACCGCTGTGAGTTGAAGGATCACCGAAGTAAATCTTTAGATCACCCTTGTCAGTCTTAGTAGTGAAATGAACTTCTTCACTGTTAGCACTAGCCTGCTTCTTAAGACGCATGATACCTGCAACAGTAGGTTCGAATTCAACATCCCACTTAGCGCCCTTGAACTTGACGTCCTTGACTTTTTCTTCAACGATGCTCTTGCTCATCAATCGATAGTCGTTAACGAAATCTCCTGCCTTAGTTTCAAAGTGAATCGCGCTAGGGATACCATCTTTGTTATGTGTAGTATTGATCTTAGCATTCTCATCATAGTCATCAAAACCTAGAATAGTCTTGAGTTTGCTGAGATTAGGCATACCGAACGTACCGATGAACTCGGGGTTAGGGTTTGAGAATGTGCCCTCTACGACAACGCTCTTATCTTCTGCGATTGCAAAAATACTAGTCTGCTTGTCAGTGCCTACGACCTTGACTAGCTCGACTACGCCTAGACCAAATGTATGTTGAATCAAATCCTGTAAATTGTCTTTCATGTGTTTCCTCTTTATGTTAAGTATTTAGGTAGAATCATTGTGTATAATAATGGATTTTATTACTAAAATCAAGTACTTGTCATCCAAAACTAAACAATTCATCAAATGTAGAATTGGTATCTGTGTTATCTTCTAGTTCCCAATTCAACACTCCTAGAAGGTTCTCTATCTTTTTATCGACAAGAGTTTTTTCCATAGCATGATCATCGAATGGAAGTTCTGTGAACCAAGAAGGTAATCTTAGTTCATCAGTTGGATATGCTATGCTTGTGAAGTTCAATGGATTTGGTTTGAGTTTGCACACGATGACTTTCATGCCATCTACCATCTTCATTGAATAGTTATCGCTATTGACACGGCGCAGATAATTCCAGTTCAGTGCCGCACGAACGTGACCGGGCATGTTAGCTCTACCCGTCTTGCTGTTTGCTTCAAGATCACCATATGTAGTTAAATTATTAACACTCTTAGGGCTACCTTTAGTCCAGCTATCTTGCTTGCCAAGTTCGATCTTAAATTGCTTGATGCGTTCGATCACGTCCTCTCTAGTCTTACCTGAAAGGACCATTTCTAATACTTCAAACAAAAAGTCTTGCACATACTTGGGAGTATCTGCACGTTTCAGATCAAGACCCATAGCCTTGATCTTGCCTTGCTTGCCATTCACATCAAGTCGCTTGCCCTCTTTATCATAAATGTTGATAGCATAACGCTTTTTAGTGATAAAGAGGCTACGATCACCTACAAGTTCACGACCGCCCTTGATCACACTGAGTTTTCTAGGCACGTGAAAAGCACGTTCCATGAAACTAGGAAAGCCCTCATTGACTTGATCAGCAACACTATCATATAGTCCAACTGCTAAGTCTTTATTGAACTCAACTTCATTGTTTGCGATCTGTTCTTTTAAGATGGGATATGCGCTGAAATAACATGAGTCAGTATCACCATAAACGATAGCATCACCTGTATGATCATACTTGCCTGCAATGATCTCATTAATGTGTGCGCTCATATGTTTAACAATCTGACGACCACTCAATGTTACACTTTGACCGATACGCTTATCATAGAAACGGCAGTGTTCGTTCAACAATGCACCATATGCACTGTTAAGCAAAATCTTACGAACTAACTGTCGCTTATCCCAATACTCAATATCTTCCTTAGATGTGCTTTCTTTGAGTTTCTTCTGCATATCTTTACGATCACTATACCAACGTGTCAATAATCCGGGAATCACTCCCTCACTATCGCTACGGAAGATAGTACCATTAGCACTTAAGATATATGGCTTGTTGCTGTCAAACACAAGCTTCCATACTTCGGCAGCACTCATCTCTACGCTGTCGCCATTCTCAAAATCAACAGTAAGCATAGTACCGCGTTCTTGATTCATGATGGCAGTGTATTCTAATGTACCGAACAAGCCTTCCCAAAGCAATGAACTCATTTCGACTTCATCATCTTCGTCATAGCGAGCCTTCTCGCTGGCAAGCTTTCTTGCTTTATCAGTAAGATATTGCTCAGTCAATGTCTGACGAACCTGCGCTACGATAGTCTCAGGAGCCATATTCAATGATCTGATAGCACTGGGATACAGACTGTTAATATCGACTGCGCCTACATATTCATGTATGCCTTTCTTGGGCACAGCAACATATGCACCAGCAGCCGCCATATCACTTTCTCTTGCGTTTTTCTTTTTGTCAGGAACCATGAGTCCACGCTCATGCGCTTCGTTCATGACAGCCATTTCAATCATAGCCACTGATCCCATGACAGTTGGCAACAATACTGTGTTCTCATGTGCTAGCGCATTTGCTAGGTCTAAGAATTTCAGTTTGTTGTGGATCTTAACAAGCAACATCGTATCTTGACGATTGTACTCTAAGAACTTTTTGAAATCCTTGTTATACAATTGATCAAGTGTACCTTCATATTGTGTCTTGTTTTCACCGACTTCCATCTCACCAATGAAGTCTAATTTATAACTATGGCGACTTTCATAGTTGTACTTCTTATACAACTGCAAATAGTCCATGTGAATACGCCCAACAAGATCATATGTAGTTTCTTCTTTACCGAAACGTTCATACTTTCTTGCTTTGGGAGTCTGACCAAGCAAACAGAACTTGCGTGTATCATCTTTGCTCATGATACGTGTGACACGATTGACCATATATGGAATATCGTATCCTTCACTATTCCAACCTGTCAATACATCAGCATCTTCGATCAATTCAAAGAATGTTTCAAACATCTCAATCTCAGACCTAAACAATATAGTATTGCTTAAGTCCTTGATAAGATCATTTGCAGTCTCATCGCTCATGTGTTTCGGTGGGACAGCAAGCGTGATCAACGTATCTTGCCAATCCAAGTACATTGAGATAGCTGTCACCGGATTAAAGGGATCACTCGTTGGACTGAAACCTTTCTCAGGATCGAAATCTACCTCAATGTCAAAGAAACATGTATGAAGTTTTGGAGGCTCTGCACCCAGATAATTCTCCGATAGGCAGCGGAACACCGCATTGATGTCCGATTCGTACAGTTTCTTATTACTGTGGATTCGTTTTTCTTTCTCAAACTCAGTGCGCTTCCTTGTGCTGAAGCGTGAGACAGGATCGCCATAGATACTGCGATACTTGCCTTTAGGGTCACTGTAATAGAAAGTATAGTTGGCAGCAAATTCATTGTATGTGCGCTTGCCATCAGCTTGGCGCTCTACAACAAATATCCTGTCACTATCTCTATCGTGGATTGCGTCTACGTAACTCATCAAAGAGTCTTTCCAACAGTCTCCAGAATAGTGTTAAGTTCTTCGTTCTCTTTGTTAGTCTCGCCGAGTCGTGCTTTGTGTGCTACACGAATAGCTTTCTTGAGAATGCTAGGCTTGACTTCAAGTTCTTCTGCGATAGCCTTGATGGTATCGGTCAATCCTTCATTTAGTGTTTCAACTTCTTGCATGACCTGCATGCCTTCGTTGATAAGTTGGGTAAGTTTAATCTTCGCTTCGTTATTAAAAGTACGTGTGGACATTAGTTTCTCCTATGTTGTTAGTTAGTATAGTACAGTGTTGTAAATAAGTCAAATACTTTGCATCCAAATCATTCATATCTCAATTTCAACATGATATAATCCTGTTCGCTCAAGACTATGATTAGGTCACTTGTAGAAGTCACTTTGACCCTATAACCATTTTCTTCAAGCAATTTAGCTATAGCCCTTTTATACTCGTTAATTGTTTTTATAGATAGTCCTGGATGTTCGTTGAGGATTTGAAGCATCTCGATTCCCCAACGATCCTGTAACCAACCATATATCCATTCATTCTTGCTCAGATACACTAGCATTTAAGATTAGTTTCCTAATAACTTTTTCGATACCTAGATTGATATGGTATGCATGTTCTACCATATGCTTACGGATATAATTACGCATGTACTTGTCGTCATTGTTGGTATGATCTTCGATCCAATCTAGATTCTTGTTCTTACACCAATCAATAAGTTCTTGCTTAGTGTTCAACAGGAACGGTCTAGAAACATTCTTTCTTTTATCGGGAATGACTTTGGCTTCGCCATGCATAGCTGACCAAATATATGTCTCAATGCAATCATTGAGATGATGAGCCGTGACTACGTGTTCAAATTGTTCTAGGAACTTATAGCGTTGGTTACGCCAATGTTCTTCCCAGCTCAATTCTTTAGGCTTTTCATCTTTGATATAACCGATCGTTAGTTTGATCTTACGGCTATCGCAAAAGTTCCAAACAAAGTCATATGCATTATCGCTAGTGTCGGTTCCGTGATGGAAGAATGCGGCGTCTACTTCGTGGTTGTTGCTTAGAAAATCTAATGCAGCAACGCTATCCACACCACCGCTGAATGCTACTGTGAGTTTTCTAGGTAGTTTGTGAAGTAAACGGATCATGTGACGTATTATATACGTACTGTATCCATAGTGCAAGTATTATTGGAAAATCTGACGGTTCTGTTTACCGTAAATCTTGATGTATTTTCCGGCTAACATATCAGCCATTGCTTCGATAGCACTGCCCGGATAGCTATCATTTGGTTCTATCATGTTTAATTCGCTTTGGCGCCAGTGTACCAATTCGTGGAATACAGTGCGTAATATGTCTACAAGATTACGATTGGCTGCATATACCCAAACACTATCGCTACCTTCAATATGACGCCCGGTATGATGACCTTGTTGTGCTTCTTCAGTATCATAGCTTAGTTCGATTTTGGGTGGATTTTTGATACTTAATTTACTTACGGTCCAGTCTTTGAATTTTTCTACTTCGTCAGCGACATCTACATTTTCGTAGATGCTTTCACCGCCGCCACCATCACCGCCGGAATCTCCGCTATCTACAGAGTTGAAACTGTACCCAGGATAAAAGTAACCGAAACGTGCTGTTTTACGTTTCTTTTTCTTTTTACGTTCGTTGATGAATTCATAATGGCGCATTGTGTATTTATCGGTAACCTTTTTGTTTCAAACGGTCATAGATTATTTCTGCTAATTGCTTATGCCCCGATATTCCTGGGTGATAATCTTGTTCGCTCACTCTTTCATATTTCCAATTTTGTAGACTTGCTTCTTCAGAGTCATTAAATGCATCTAATACATTAAAGTCACGATATAATCTTTTTCTGTAATGCTCAGGCCATCTCCACCATAAATGGCTCAAATGCCATATGTAAAATTCATTTATACCAAAACTATTAAACATACCCTTTAGGGCATATAGATACGATACCGTTCTATAGTAATTTTCTATATCGCTAGTATCTAATATTATCTTTTGAACCCTTTTCGATATACTATCATAATCGGATATTTCGTCATATCCCGATTCGGTGTTTATCACATCTATCTTACACTTTATCCATCTACCTAATTCATCTTGATAGCCGGATTTGTCACCGTCATATATTTCTAGGCGTGACCATTCAGTAAACTGAATAACTGGTACGGTTTGTTTTAAATCTTCTTCAGTTTGTTCTAGTAGCCAACGATAAGTAGTTCGCATGATGCGCTGATTACTGCCGCAACCATCTGCTAAGTTGACAGTTTTGTCCGCGTTAAGTAATTTTCCTAGATGATGTGGCCATACCAGTGACAATCTTTTCTCATTATTTAACTTCCCTCGAATAGGATAATCAGGCGTCTTGTCTAAAAAATGTTCATCTAGACCGCCGCCCCAAGTCCAACTACATCCGTTTGTATATAAGATCATTGTGATATTTAGTATCGTCTACACTGAGTACGTAACTTTTTGGAAGATTATATTTTTTAAGTTGTGCTTCTAATGTATCCGCGGTCCTATAGTCGTAGGTGACTAACAATATTCTACCTTTGTTAGTCACCACATATCGTTTTGGATATTCGTTATAGACTTCAATCATTTAGCCAATGGATTTTCCCAAGCTTTCTTAATCTTATCGTCTACTTTCTTTTCAAGTTCTTTCAACTTGGCGTCTGATTCACGCTCTAATGCTCTGATTCTGTTTTGTAAATCACGTTCTGTATCACCCAAACGTTTGTCGCTGTTGTTGACGAAACCGCGTGTGTCACGATCTAACTCACGACCTCTACGCTCTGCTGCATCTACACTGGCTTCAACACGGTCGATGTC